TCAAGACGTGCTTGTTTATGTAAAGACAAAAATACTTATTCAAGAAAATGTTGTGATGGCTCTTTATGGGCGCAAGGCATAGGAGTTATATCAAGAACAATTTGAAAATGCAAAAAAATAAATTAATAACGTTATATATATAATTATGAAATCAACTGAAATGTTAAATCAAATCAAGACGCTTCTAAACATAGAGGTAAAACTTGAAGAACAAAAATTAGAAAACGGTACTCGTGTAGAAGCAGAATCGTTTGAAAAAGGTAAAGAGATATTCATTCTTACAGATGACGAAAAAGTTGCTATGCCAGTAGGAGAATACCTACTTGAAGATGGTAGACTTGTAGTTGTTGCAGAAGAAGGAATTATCGATGACGTTAGAGAAGTATCTGACGAAGTTCCACAAAAGGAAGAAGAATCTAAAGATGAAACTGAAGATTTAGAAAAAGAAGAAGAACTTGTCGATGATGGAGAAGAAGCTGCAGTAGATGACTGGGCAGGAATGGAAAAAAGAATTAAAAATCTTGAAGATGCCATTGCTGATCTTAAATCTAAAGTAGGAGAAAAAAATATGGAAGAAGAAGTTGAAATGGAAGAAGAAGTTTCAAGACAACCTAAATCCAGAACTATCAAAGAAGAATTTGAAGTTAACGAGCAATTAAAGGAAGAATTATCACAACCTGCTGCTGCTCCTATCAAGCATAATCCAGAAGCTGGAAATGCAAAAATGGATTATTTTAAAATTAGTCCAAAAAGAAAACCGTCTACAATAGATTTAATTTTTCAACAAATAAATAAATAAATAAATAAAAATAAATAATTATGCCACAACCAACTATCACGACTACTTATGCTGGAGAATTTGCAGGTAAGTACATTGCTGCTGCTCTTTTGAGTGGGAACACATTAAGTCAAGGTGCTATTGAAATTAAACCAAACATTAAGTATAAAGAAGTAATTAAAAAAGTTGCTACTTCTGGTTTAATTGTTAATGAATCTTGTGACTTCACAAATGCAGGAACTGTAACTCTTACTGAAAGAATTATACAGCCTGAACAATTCCAAGTAAACCTTGAATTATGTAAAACACCTTTTGAATCAGACTGGGGTGCAGTATCTATGGGCTATTCAGCTTTTGATAATATGCCTCCTGACTTTGCAAGTTTCTTAATTGGACACGTTGCAAAAGAGGTAGCACAAAAAACAGAACAAAACATTTGGAATGGTGCTAATGCTAACGTAGGAGAATTTGATGGATTAGTTCCATTAATGACTGCTGATGCAAGTGTAAATGATGTTGCTGCCGTAGGTGGTGGAGTTAATTCAGGAAACGTTATTGCAGAACTTGGTAAAATTGTAGATGAAATTCCAAGTACCTTATATGGTAAAGATGACCTATACATCTATGTATCTCAAAATATTGCTAAGGCATATGTAAGAGCTTTAGGTGGGTATGCTGCTTTAACAAACGTTGCAGGAACTGAAAATGTAGGTTCTGTAGGTGCAAATGGTATTGACAATAGAGGAACTTTATGGTTCGGTGGAAACGAAAACCTTTCTATCGATGGTGTAAAAATCTTTGTTGCTAATGGTTTACCAAATAATACTGCTGTTGCTGCTGAAAAATCTAACCTTTACTTTGGAACAGGCTTAATGTCTGATTACAACTTAGTTAAGCTAATTGATATGGCTGACTTAGATGGAAGTAAAAACGTTAGAGTAATAATGAGATTTACTGCAGGTGTTCAGTATGGAATAGGATCAGATATTGTTCTTTATTCTTAATAAATTAAATTAACCAAAAAAATAGGGTAGGTGGGTATGAACCTACTTACCCTTTTTTAATTAAATAAAATATAAACTATGGCTTGTACATTAAACACAGGGAGAAAATTACCTTGTAAAAGTGCCTTCGGTGGCATAAAAACAGTTTGGTTTGGAGATTTTGGAGGTATTACTGGTGTAACTGTAGATTCAGCTACAAAACAAGTAACGACTATTTCAGGAACACAACCAAGCTGGTATCAATTTGACGTAAAAGGAAATTCATCTTTAGAAACAACTGTAACAAGTTCAAGGGAAAATGGAACTACTTTTTATACTCAAACATTAAATTTAACACTAACTTACCTTGAAGCACAAACACAAGCTGAATTACAGCAAATAGCTGTTGCAAGACCTTATGTTGTTGTTGAAGATTATTACGGAAATCAATTCTTATGTGGACTTGAAAACGGAATGGAATTTGTTTCAGGAACTGTTGTTTCTGGAGCTGCTGCAGGAGATTTATCAGGATTTACTTTAGTAATGGAAGGGCAAGAAGAATTAGCTCCTTACTTTTTAGATTCAGGATTAATTACTGCTGACGTTGCTCAAATAACACCTAACTAATATTTATTGATATTAAAATTAAGAGCATCCTTAGGGGTGCTTTTTTTTTGGGTTAATGTTTTCACAAAATAAGTTATTTATTACGTTATATATAAAATGATTGTATTAAAGACTTTAACTACTGCTCAAAACTTTAAGGTAATCCCAAGAGTTTACGCTGATGAATTTACTTTATCAATAAGAGATGACAGTACAAACACAACACAAGTATATGAAATAACTAATGCCACGACTTCTGGTAATTATTTAACATTTAGTCAAGCCTTTAGTCCAGTACTTGTAGAAGGTCATTTTTACGATTTAGAATTATATACAGACCCAAATTTTTGGAATACTAATTATTTTTTATGGGAATTATATAATGAATTTTGGAATGTAGATACAACAAACATTGTAGATATATATAAAGACAAGATTTTCTGTACGGATCAAGAAATAGACCAAATGGATAATTTATATTATAACATAAATCAAGGTCAATATATAACAGATAATTCTTATAATAATGATTACATTGTAATATGAAAAATAGAAAAAGAAATAATTTAGGTCAATTTGTAAAAGAATCTAAATCAGAAGTTAGTTTTGTTAATTTAAGCACATATACAAGTCCTGAAATTGTAGAAGTACCTAATCAAGATTGGATAGGATATGGAGACGATAATAATTATTTTCAATTTTTAATAGACAGGTACAATGGAAGTCCAACAAACAATGCCTGTATTAATGGTATTTCGCAACAAATTTACGGTAAAGGTTTAGGAGCTACTGACTCTAATAGAAAACCAGATCAGTACGCAGAAATGATTACACTTCTAAAAAAAGATGTAGTTAGAAAAATATGTTATGACTTAAAACTTATGGGTCAAGCCTCTTTACAAATTATATATTCTAAAGACCGTACTCGAATTGCACAAATTGAACATATTCCTGTTGAGACTTTAAGAGCAGAAAAAGCTAACGAAGAAGGGGATATTCCTGCTTATTATTATTTTAAAGACTGGGCTAAATTAAAACCAAGTGATAAGCCATTGAGAATACCAGCTTATGGAATGTCAAAAGAAAATATAGAAATATATTACATTAAACCATACAAGTCTGGATTTTATTACTATGCACCTGTAGATTATCAAGGTGGAATACAATATGCAGAATTAGAAGAAGAAATTTCTAATTATCACTTAAATAATATAATGAATGGTTTAAGTCCCTCAATGTTAATTAATTTTAACAATGGAACACCTAATCCACAAGAAAGAGAACTTATTGAACAACGTATTGCACAAAAATTTAGTGGATCAAGTAATGCAGGTAAATTTATTTTAAGTTTTAACGACAACAAAGAAGCACAAGCAGAAATAACACCTGTTCAATTAAGTGATGCTCACAATCAATACCAATTTTTATCAGACGAATCACAAAGTAAAGTATTAGTAGCTCATAGAGTTGTAAGTCCTATGCTTTTAGGAATAAAAGACAATACAGGTCTTGGAAACAATGCAGATGAAATAAAGACTGCCTCCTTACTTATGGATAATACCGTTATAAGACCGTTTCAGGAGCTTTTAATAGATTGCTTTGACAAGATACTTGCTTTTAATAATATAGCCTTAAACCTATACTTTATTACGTTACAGCCATTAGAATTTACAGATGTTGACAGAAGTGTACAATCAGATGAAGATATAGAAGAAGAAACTGGAGTAAAAATGTCAACTGATTTAAAAGAGATTGACGGACTTGAAGTTTACGAAACTAAAGAAGAAGCAGAAAGACAAGCAGAAAAAATGGGATGTTCTGGTCATCACGAACACAAAGAAGGGGATAAGGTTTGGTATATGCCTTGCGAATCACACGACGAAATAGATTTAAAAAAACCTTGTGAAGCTGGTTACGAACAATATGGAATGAAAGTAAAAGGAGGTCGATTAGTACCTAATTGTATTCCTATTAAAATGTCAAGTGAACTTGGAGAAGTTATTTTAGAAAACTTAAAAGGAGAAGTTATAAGTGAAGAATGGGAACTTGTAGATGAATTAGAAGAAAATTCTGATATAAGCAATGAAGACTGGGCTAATATATGTATTGATGAAAAAAAGAGTTTGTTCCAACAATTAAAAGATGAAATTACTGCTAAACCAGATGGCTTTAGTTATTTAGATTCTAAAAACTATAAAATTAGATATAAATATGCAGTAGGGTCTAAAAAACCAAGTAATTCTACAAGAGATTTTTGTGAAAATATGATGCGTTTATCTCGATCAGGAATTGTGTATAGATTAGAAGATATTGATAAAGCAACAAGAGAAGGAGTTAACAAAGAATTAGGACATAAAGGTAGACCATACGATTTATTCAAGTTTAAAGGTGGAATTTATTGTAGACATAAATGGATGCGACAATTATATCGTTTAAAGAAAAATACTAAACCTTCTAAAGATTTAAGTGACTATAAGAAAACAAGAACAATACCTAAAACTTATATTAAGAATCCAAGAGGAACTAAACAATCAGAAATAGCACCAGTTAATATGCCTAATCAAGGAGCATACCCAAAATAGAAAATTATGGCAACAGCATTATTTATAAATAGAACAGATTTAGTTAGAAATTCCATAATAGATGGAAATGTAGATACTGATAAATTTATACAGTTTATCAAAATAGCTCAAGACATTGACATACAAAACTATACTGGAACTGACTTATACAACAAAATATCTACATTAATTGCTAATGGAGAAATAGATGATGTGGCTAATGCTAAATACAAGACATTACTTAATACTTATTTACAACCAATGTTAATCTGGGCTGCGCAAGTATATTATATTCCTTTTGCAAGTTATGCTATTAAAAATGGTGGAGTATTTAAACATAGATCAGAAACAAGCGAAACTGTAAGTAAAAATGAAGTAGATTATTTAGTTGATAAAGCTCGTGAATTTATGGAATATTATTCAAGACGTTTTATTGATTTTATGGCGTTTAATCAGTCAGATTATCCTGAATACACAAGTAACACTAATGATGACATATATCCTGACTATGATGCTTTATTTAATGGGTGGGTACTATGAGATATAAACCAAAACAAAAAAATATAGAAAAACTAAAAACGTTTTTAAAGAAACAAGAAAAAAATAAAAAATATGGCAAGTCTATTTAACACAAGAATATCAGATACTTATTCAGGGCTAATCAAAACTATTGATAATGCTGCTTTAACTGCAAGTTTAAAAGAACTAACAGATGGTTCTGGTTTAGCTTCTGGAATTTATATGAATACAGCAGGAGATTTTAAGGTTACTGCTATTTTAGAATTTGGTTCTTTAAAAGATACTGCAGAAAACATCATTATAACAAAGTTTGT